AACAGTGTTATTACTATTACGTCACATACTGTACATTTTTGCATAACATATCCTCTTTTGGTGGACCTGGAGGGATTCGAACCCTCGTCCAACATGCCTTCGCTTTGAAGGAATTACAACAATACTGTTATTTAACTATTTTTTTTGAGCTGTGTCAAGAGTTTTGAATGGAGAATCATGTTCTCTGTGCTTAATTTGGTAATCGTAGCCAAAAGTATTAATCGATCAGCATCGTTAATAACGTCTTTGTCAAACATTTCCAAAATACTTGTACCTATCGTTGTCATTGCTTGTTCTTTGCCTTGACTAAAAATTCCCCATTCGAAAGGGTCACCTTCTTCATGAGCAAATGCTACATCTATTAATTCTTCAAGGGTTATTTTAGCCATCCGATTTTCTCGCCATTATCTTTTCTGCGTTGCCATTCTTCCTTGGTTGCTGGAAATCTCCAAGCCCAGATAGCAACCAACAACATAGTAATACCTGTATAAATTACAGCTTTAAGATTTTGTGTAGTGAACCACATAATGATTAATGATGACTCCATTACCACTATCATTAGTATCTTGCCGCTCTTAGGGAATATACGCTTCTCACCCCAATTGGTTAGAAACGGACCGAACCATTTGTGATTGTATAACCATGCATGCATTTTAGGATTAACTTTGGCAAAACAGTATGCCGAAAAGACTAAAAATATACTAAAAGGTATTCCTGGGGTAATAAAGCCGATATAGGCTAGTGCAAGGCTTAGAAAGCCTAATGAGTTCCAAAGAAGTTTCTTCATATTATGCCGCTACTATTTTACTTGGCACTGCTGACACAATGAGGTCTGAGTGTAAATTTGGTGTAAACTTTCCGCCGGCAGCACCATTTAATGTTGCTAGTCTGTTCTGTGGTTTCGATTTAGTAACACTTAACCCGCCTGTGGGCAATCCCGGAATAGCATAGCTACAGTGAATCCAAACAGTTTTGCTGGGGAGGTATTCTAACAGCAATTGATCGTACGGAAGATTTTTGCTGATCCATACCGCAACATCAAAGTAATCATGACTGTTCAATCCTCGTACTTGAAAATCGGCCGCCTGTCCTGTGCCGTGCTGACCGCCACCGATCGAAGCACCGTGACGGAAGCTGTTAGTCATAAACACTTTCGGATATTGTTTCTTTAACGGTTCATAGATGTTTAGTGCAAGATTGGCTAAATTATTGACAATCTGCGCAGGAGTCATTCCTGGGTAGCCTTGACTTAATTGATCAATGGTTCGCGGAAATGTTACTTTTTTAATCATATCCCCGAGAGTGGTTCCTCCCGGTGTTAATACTGTGTCATAGGCAAATGCTGTACCAGTTACAGTAATGGTATTACCCTGTTTTGAAGCCACAGGCGGAACTCCAGGGCCTGCCGGTTTATATTCTTTAGTTAAGGCATCATATTCTTGCTTGGTAATTTTACCTTCTGCTAGATATCGATCAGCTTCGGCTTTACCTAAGGTATTATCGTCATCACCTTCGACGTTTTGAACTGCTTGAACAATTGTTACAGGTGGTACCGGAACACGAGCAGTTTTTAATGCTGTACCTGCGGTAGTTGCAGCGTTGTAAAGGGCAACTAGTACTCCGTTCGCATAAACGTTATAGGGATCATAAACAGGTTCAACACGACCGTTAGTTCCAAATCGCAGTCCTGTAACTGCTGTAAATGGATGTGTGTGAGCAGTTGGGCTAAATGGTCCGCTGGGAGTGTTAGCCGCTGCTGGATTTGGGGCAATGGTTGGTGTTGGCATACTACTATTTACACCAGTTTAATACCCGTGGTTTGCTGTGTATATGCGTCGGCAAATTCCTTGGCAGATGCTTCAACAACTGTTACAGTGGCTCTGTTTAATTTTACGTCTTTATCTGGACTGACTGTAAAAAGATATGGAACCATTCCTAGTCCCTGCTGACCCATGGTCAACACCATCGGACGCCCTAGTTTTAAGTAGTTTGCTCCGTCTTCAACTAATTTTGCTACTAATTCTTCGCCTGAAGTTAATTTGATTGTTACAACTTCACCTACTGTTACACCTTTATCTATTAACATATTATAACCTTCCGTCTCCGTATCCGCCCGCTGTCTCTTCTAAGTATTTTTTCAATTCTGTAAAACCACCAATTAATTGATCGTTTACAAAAATCTGTGGTACTGTTCTTGCTGTTGGTACTGCTTCTAGTAAATCTTCTTTGGTAAAACCGTCTCCGATTTTACGTTCTTCAAATTCAATGTTCCTCATTTTGAGTAAACCTTTGGCCTGCTCACAAAACGGGCAATTATATTTGCTCCATACTACTGCTTTCATTATTATCCTTTATTAACCTGTGAATACGATTGCACCATTTTTATCCGTAACTCGAACCATTAGCATGCCTTTGTTTTTATAACTTAGGGCCGCGGACATGGCAGATTCTTCGTTGCCATAATGTCCTATGGTAGTCCAAGATTCGTATGGTGAGTGTCGTTTAAATTGTGCTTTATACATAATGTTTATTATATAGCCGGAAGAGCATCATAGTCAATATTATCACTCATCACACCAATAACATAATTGGTTGATTCGTTTTCTTGTAATGCTGTTTGTTTTTTATGAGTATCGCTGTGTTTGTTAAACCAAGGAATTGGTGTTGTTTTTGGTGCTGGTTGCTGATACTTGATTCCAATTTCTTTAAGAGCAGTTAGAGCTGTGTAGTCTACAAAATCTTTGAGAATGTTAGCGTTCAATCCAATCACTGGTCCTTTTTGGAACAGATAATCGGCCCATTCTTTTTCTTCACGGATCACATCCATATATAGAGAATAGACTTCCATTTGGCATTCATCTCTTGCTTCAGCAAAGCGTGAATCTTCTTTAACAACTTGATTGATTAAAAACGCTGTCCAACCTTTATGTAGTAATTCATCTTGTAGAATCAAACTGATGATGTTACCGTTGCCGATAAAGATTTTATTCTCTACCATTGCCAGGCTTGTAGCAAATGAAACCATAAAGCGGAAAGCCTCTAAGGCATAGCTGGCATTGAGCGCCATCCAAATTGCTTTGATATGCTCTTTCTCTGTAATTCCTTCGCCTAGCTCTTTGCGGCAGTTGATAATGTGTAGGTTATCGTAGTATTTGCCCACTGAACTGGCCATGTCCACGATTTCTTTAGTATCATGGATAGTGTTGAACACTTCCTTAGGAACATTATAGATGTTACGGATGATATGGCTGTAACTACGACTGTGAATGTTTGTTTCAAAGAACGTCCAATTATACACCAGTGCTTCTACTTCTGGCAAACTGATAACTGGTGCAAATACCTGACTCGGTCCTCGACCCTGTAAACTGTCTAGAGCTGTTTGACGTAACAGATTGCTAGTGAAGATGTGTTTAACTGCATCACTGGCTTCTTTGAAATCGTTAGCGTCTTTGCTGAGACTGATTTCCTCTGGCACCCAAAAGAATCCACGTGCAGTAGTTTCAAAGTCTGCGATCTTTTTATATTTTACTTCTTCAAATCGTTGAATGGTAACTGGCCCTGCTGGGTCCAAGAACATTTTACGTGATAGATAGTCTGTCTTTGTTGTTAGGTTATATTGTTGTTTGCTCATAGTTTACAAGCCTCGCAATCGGCGTCGTCTTCGATTAATTCTCGCTCATTGTGGAACCCGTTGTAATGAACTTCGGGTGTTAATTCTGCTACTGCTTTACTACCTGCTTTGTTAATTAGGCTATAGTAGAAAGTTTTTAATCCCCAGTAGTGTGCCTGCATTAAGTTCTTGGCAATTAATGTAGTAGGAACTTTACGATCCGCAAAGTGTGCTGGATTATAAAATGTGTTTGTTGAAATACTCTGATCCACATAGGCTGCTAGAACTGATGCTGTTTTTAAATAATTCACGCAGTCAACCTGCTCCCACATCTGTTGATACTTGCCTTTCAATCTTTGATATTCTGGAACTACCTGTGTAAACGATCCTGCTTTACTTTCTTTAACAGTAATCAGGCTCATCGGTAATTCAATACCGTTAGTTGAATCAATAACAACTGAACTAGATTCAACAGGTGCGATTGCCATTAGTGTAGCATTTCGCACACCGTGAATTTTCATTTCTTCTCTGAGAGGTTCCCAGTCGAGCTCTGGAGTAAAGTCTGCAAGTTCGTTAACTCCTGCTGCTCGTCTTTCCCAAGGGAAGATTCCTTGTCCGTATCTAGTTCTGTCTGAGTCTTTGCACCTGCCTCTTTCTTTCGCAAGTTCAACTGTGGCTTCTGTAAGGTAAAAGGCTTGATGCTCCATCCAACCTTTAACTTCCGCCAGTGCGTCGTTGTCGCCATATTTTAGTCCTCTCTTAGCATGCCAATAGGCTAAGTTAGTTACACCAATGCCTAATGGTTGGATCTCGTCATTACTCAATTTACTTTGAATTGACAAGAAGTCTTGGTAGTCTAGAATGTTACATAGACTACGCTGTAATATGCGACAGGCTCTACGCATGTCTTCTGGGTTTCGGAACGCACCCCAGTTGATGGATCCCAGTGTGCATAACGCTATGCGTCCCTCCTCGTCGTCTAATCTCTTAAATGGACGGGTTGGCAATAAGATCTCACAGCACAAG